CGAATAGTTGTCACTGTTCATCTTGCGCATGTTGTTCCAGTTGATAGCAGCTCGCACATGCCCTGGCATGTTGGCTTTGCCCAGTCTGGCTTCTTCTGCCGCATACTTGGTCAAGTTGTTCACACGCTTGGGCGAACCTTTTTCCCAGCCCGGTCGTTCCATGAATTCATATTTGAATGCACGAATGTGTTCAATCAGTTCGTCACGCTGGGCGCCAGCCAACAGCTTGTTGAGAATCTCCAACAAGAACTCCTGAATCACCTTGGGTGTGTCACTACGCTTCAAATCCAGACCAGTGGCCTTGGTCTTGCCAATCTTGCCATCCACATCCAGGCGCTTGTTCTCAATGTCAATGGCGTTGACAGCATATCGCTTCTTGGTAATAAACAGGCCACGGTCCGCCACAGTTTCACGACCACACTTGATCAGCTCGCCCATCTCTCTGGGACAATGAAACGCTTGTTCCATAAAGCCCGGAAAGCTGTCGTTGACTTGATCAGCGATACTATCATACAAGGCAATGCAAGTTTCCTTGCTCCACTCCATGCGACCTTGCTCTACTTCGGCTTTGAGCACAGGCCAAGCACTGAAGTAGCAGGAGTCTGTGTCACCATAGATCACTGCTTCGCCCACATGGTCATACACACCTGTCACACACTCGTTGATGTAGGCATCCATGTGTCGAGCAATAGCACGACCTGTTAGTGTGGTACTTTGCCCAATACGCTTGTCAAAGAATCTACAACCTGGGTTCAGAATGGCGCCATACAAGCTGTTCAAGTTGATCTTCTTGACCAGTTGTCGCTTGTCCCAGAACGCAATGTCCTTGGGATCAGTTGCTTGTTTCTTTTTGGCTTGCATTTCCTTACGCTCTGAATACCAACGTTCCAGCAAACCCGGGATGATACCTTTCTTCTCATAGGTAAGAATAGTACCGTTGGCAGTGAGAATCCAAGGTTGATGGCTGTCAAAGATAATCTTCCAAATCTCAGCCGCCGAATGAGTACTTTCTGTTCCGTCTTGCCAGTCAATTGTGATCTCTGTACCAACTTCTGTGTTCATCACAGCAGTGTATTCAAGACTGCCAAACAAACCTTCCCAGGCTTCAGCAAACTTGCCGCCGTTCTTGGCCAACTGATCCTTGATGTATCTATCAGTCATGATAGGACGCAATTGGGCCACTACAGTTTCTGGACCCATGTTCATGGCACGAATTGCCGAAGGATACAGGCTGTTGATATCCACTGACCCTACCCATTCATGCAAGCCCTTGCGGGGATACGCAACATAAGCACCAGCGGCTTGATTGTCTGCACTGTCGTTGCGTTGTTGACGATTGGGTACAACCATGCCACGTTCGTGTGCTTCGTTGATAATGGCCTGTTCAGTCACTGCCACAGCACCCATGGTGGTCTGCAACAGCACAGTGTTGGCATGCGCCAGTTCGCTAGCTAGTTCCAGGAAACGCAACTTTTTGTCCAGCTTGTCCAGCAGTGCAGTATCCTGACGGTTGTATTCAATGAACTTGCGAAAGTGTTGGTTGTACAGTTGATCGAGTGTGCCTTCAAACTGTGTCTTGCGATCGCCTAGTTCGTGTTCAGCAATAGCGTCCAGGCTGTAGCTGTGGCGTTCTTCGTAGGTGTATTTGCGATACAGTTGCATATAGTCCATATGCACACGACCCACAAGATCATAGGTCTCTTGTTCAGCACCAAAGCGTTCAAACAAGCGCTTCTTGGGCATTTGCCCCCACAAGCAAAACTTGCGAGTGTCGTCTTTGCTGAGTACCCGGGTGATACGGTTCACTGTGTAAGGAATATCGTAGCCTTCTGAGTTCCAGCCGCTGAGTACATCTGCGTCATCAATCAAGTCCAGGAACATTTTCAGCATGTCCTCTTCTTGCTCAAACAAGAATGTGTTTTCAAAGTCTGCTACCAATTCACGAGCAGTAGCCATGCTCATGTGTCTCGGCGGCACAGCCAGCGTGACCAGCTGATCCAACCAATTCAAGTAAACTGAGATTGCAGTGATAGCATTGAACGGATCCTCTACAGGTGAGAAGCCCCGGTCCTTGTGAAAATCTACTTCAATGTCGAAAAAAGCAGTGTGCAATTCAGGAGCATCTTGGTCCTTGTAGTTTTCTTCCAGGCACCTAAAGATGGGATTGATGTCTGATTCATACAGTTGTTTGCCCGAATGCATGCGAACTTCTTTGCGAAATTCTTTGTTGTTGCGAGTCGAGAATCTACTCACTGGAGTGTCGTAGATACTACGAAACTTGCCACGCGGGTCGTCGTAGTAGAACACATAGTTGGCTGGAAATTCGCGATAGATTCTTTTGCCATCGCGACGTTCTACTGTGTGGATGCGATCGTGTTCACGATCATATAGTGCGTCAATATAACTCATTGTTCTCCGTTTATGGCCGGTAAGCCGTGATTCATGCTCTTAATGTGAGCGACTCAATGTTACTTATTTCTGTTAGTAAGCAGAATAAAATATTGCTCTAGGCAAAAGACGGCAAAAATACTTGTGTATCAAAAAACTTTATCTTGTTTAGAGTGCATAAATGATAGTTCTCTTTTGCAAATTTTTTACACTTGTCCTGATTGTTGTAATCTGAAATTACAAAATCATCCGGAACACAATTGTGATCCATCAGTTGTCCAATAACAAAACACACCCAAAACATATTATCAAAATTTTCATACACTGTTGATGTGTTAACGCAGGTTCTTATAAAAATATCACGGTAATTGATAAAATCTTCAACTGTAGTGGTACGTACCCCTAGTTTTTTTTGAAGTTGGTGGATCTGTATAATAAACTTGTCTGGATAATCAATTAAATCGTCGAAATTTAAAAATATGTGTTTTTTGATTTGGTCAAATTTGCAAACATACCTAGCAGTGTTCACGCAAGTTAAAAAACTAGATTCGTAAGAAACCAGTTCAAATAGTTGTTGTTCATGCAAATAATGTTTCAGCAGCACGTTGGTATAAAAGTTAAAATAAAATGTGCCCGAATATAGATAATCAAATTTAGCTACATCAGTTTCATGTATTATCTTTACAGGTATTAGATTCTCTCGATAATGAAAATTTACCGTATCGGGCAAGATTTTTTGACCAGTAATAATTTTCTTAACCCAGTTGCCGCCTGATCCTCCTGGATAACTTATTATCATTGAACGATGCTGCCTTTTATGATTCAATCATATTACAAAGTTTTGCCAACAGTTTCCAAAATTGTTTCCAGCAGCTCGTGGTCTTGTTTGGCTTTGCCAAATTCGGCCTTGTGTGCCAGCTTGATAGCTTTTTTCAGCACGCCAGGCTTGATTTCAAGTTCTTCGGCAATGGCCTTGATAGTGTCATTGAGACCACCGGTGAGTGTTTCAATTTCTTGAGTGACTTGCATGCCTTCGTTGATGATTTGGGTCAACTTGATCTTTTGCTCGCCGTTGAATGTCTTTGCTTCCATAAAATGCTCCTTGTGAACTGCTATTGTAACAGCTATAGAACACAAAATCAACTCATGTACTTGCCAATTTGCAACACTGATCTCCAATCTGTACCACGCCGAATTTCCATTTCTGACATTGTTCGATGATACGTTATCATTTCTTTTTGATATTGATCATCACTGGGACGAATTTGCACAGTGGACAACAAATTTTCCAACTCTGGATATGTGCTTAACCGAGTTATCACTGGTTCTACCATGTTGTTGGGGATCAGTGCTGGTGCAAAATACGGTTTATGATTTACCTGAAAATACACTGTGAGTTCAGGATCATGGCCATGAACAAAGTCTATAACGTCTGCCAACTCAAACAGATTGTAGTTGCTGGCACAACTGATAAATCCAAGTTTCAAATGCGGCATGCGATCCCGCAACTCAAAGAACCGAGCAATGTTGTCAGAGATCTGTTGCCATTTAGCTGGCCATCGTATGAGCTCACATGCTGTACCAGTAGCGTCCAAACTGATCACAAGGTCTATGGCTTTGACCTGACTCCAGGTGTCCAGCACCCGCTGGTCAGGAAAGAATGTGCCATTGGTGTTGTAGCTGATGTGCAGTTGACTCAATGGCGAGGATTCTGCATAGATGCCCAGCATTTTTAAATGCTCTGTACTCATTAAGGGTTCGCCGCCTGTAAAATGCATTTGATACACATGCGAAAAGTCCAACTTACGAAACAGTTGTAGCTTGTGCTCAAAACTATAATCTTGATCAGTCAGACCCTCCTCACGTGCCCAGGTGCTGCTGCTGTAGCTGCTGCACATGATACAGGCCAAGTTGCAGACATTTTGCGTGGTCACATCAATGCGATTGAGTTCAACACGAATATCTTGACTTTTGTTCTGATTGCTGAAAAATCTACGGCTGGGAGGATTTTGTACTTCTTGTCGCCAGCAGTGACTACAAGCAGGCGCAGGTGTATTGTCTATAGTGTGCTGTCTTGTTTGTTGCAAAAACTCGTTGGTAGCAAAATCAAATTTGTCAGCCACCACTGGTTCAGTTTGTGCTGCACAACATGGACTCACTAGCACTTGGCCTGAGTTGGTGCTGCGTATATGCATGGTCTTGAACTGGTCTGCACAGTAGTATTTCATTGTGAATAATATGTTACTTTTATTTTAACACTAGGTGTGGTATTGAGAAATTCTACTAACTCGTGCCACTCGGTAGAATTTTTATTTTGAATATTACCAATGGGATAGTCATATTTGACATCAGCTGGATCAACTCCGTGTTTTGTTAGCCAATTTTGAAAACTTTGACTTTGATATATAGTCTGCCGAGTTGAGTCAACACAAATTTGTATGCCGCCAGCTGACACATAATGCCCTGACGTATCCCAGTCATTGGGGTTGTCAAGATCAAGGTAGCTTTGTAGTATTGTTTTGCCCAGTATTTCAGACGTGAGTACTACATCATAATGATGCTGACTGTGATATTGCATGTAATCGCTAAGATCAAGCCACATGCCACTTCCACTGTCAGTGGCATGATACAGTTTGATTTCTGATATAACAGATACTGGAATATCGGCTGGCCCACGAGGAACATACAGTTCAATTGTGTGAACATGTGCATTTAATTCGTGCAAAGCTTTAGAAGCAGCAAAACAGTTGAACCTGTTGCCGAACGTTCTTTGATTGCATGCTTCCTGATTGTGAGTAAAAAATCTGTGCAATGCATTGAGCCAATGGTGAATGTTGTTGCTGTTTTTTGTATCAAACTCAACAGAGTCTGGGCCTTGATACACTATACCCAGACTCGCTAACTGTTCCAACAGCACTGCCACCTGTTGGCACAGCTTGTTTAATAGTTCAAAATTTGTATCAACAACATAAAGATGGTCGTGACTTATAGCCTGTGTTTCATAACCATTACAAAAACAATTGGCCCAGGCTTGTACCCCAGGATTGTCTAATAGATCAACATAAAGATTGATAGTTTTGTGGGGCAGTTGAAATTCAAGGCGCATAATTGATAGTGCTCACTTCAAAGGTTCCGGTAGCGAATCGGATTACTCTGCCCAGCAGCCGGGCACCCTCGTAACTAAGTTACGGTCCTAAGGGTGTCTTTTTGTTGTTTCCTACGACGTGCTTCTTTACTTGCCGCTCCAACATACAACCATTTTTCAATAGACATAGATTTATCCATTGAATTGAATTCTTCTTTTGGTATTCGTTTACTGTTACCATTTAAATCAACTACACTTACAGACCCTAGCCCACCAAAACAACTTTTTAGTCGTTGCTCGGCAGTCCAAAATTCATTACGCCACTGTTTTCTATATTCTTTTACTTCTGGGTTATCATTTAAATATTTTTTCATTCCTGCAGAAGTTTTTTCTCTTACTGCTTTTCTTTTTTGAGGATTTTTGTCACCAAACAAATACCACCCACCGCCCCCGTCTTCGGGTTTAAGATTGGCCCATTCATTGCTGTCTACTACATTCCATAGATTACTATAGTGTAGCCCATAGTGTTTAAGTTCTTCTTTTGAAGAACATTCGTGTAATATCTCAGTTGTATGATCAGTGCCGTGGTCTTTTAAATGTTTAAGCCAATCAACGCCAGAGCCATTATATTTGTGAGGATTACTATTTCTAGTTTGGCACAAATATTTTAGCCCTGTTTTTTGATGAGTCTTAACACAAAGATAGTACGTTGTCATACACTTATTTATCTAAGATGTCCTAAGGTGATTATTTTGCTAGACTCTTCGCATGCTGTCTGCGACGAATAGCTGATTCTTGTACCACACGTGCCATGATGCTACGGCATTCGGTAGTGTTGCGCAAGCCCAGTTCCGTGAACCTCTGATCCACATAGGCCCGGACCATTTCAGCACTTTTCTTGTTGTTGACACTTTCCAACATGCGGTCAACCTGTGCCAGCGTTTCTGCTACAGCTGGAGCTGCTGCTGCTATGCGCTTGTCAAGAGCAGCTTTTTCAGCTGGTGTTGGTCCGCCACTAGTGACTCGCGGTGCAGCAGGTGCTTTGGGCACAGCCAATGCAGGTGAACTAGGTGCAGCTGGAGACTTGATACCAGTGGTAGTTTTACCGTATCCGCCGGGTCCAGCAAAGTTGGCTGTTTTAGCAGGTGCTGTTGGTTTAACAGGTGTCTTTGCCATGCCGGGCAAATTCATCACATTGGCTGCACTGAATCCCTGCGGTTGAGCAGCAGGTGCTGCTGGAGTTTTTGCAGCGGCTGCTTGGGGTTCTTTGTATCCGTACATAGCTGCCAGCTTGTCTTTTTCGTAAGGTTCTCCTGTGTCAGGATCAATCAAGGCAGTGGCACCTGTTTGGATACCAGCTTTGCCTCCTGCAGGTGCAGCAGATTGTTCACCAGCCAGTGTTGCTTGCAGAGCTTTGATTTCGTCTTGCTTGGTGGCAATTTGTTTCTGTATGTCTGCTGCTTTGGGAGTCATAATGTTGGTTTGCATTTTGTTAACTGCATTACCGCCAACATTTTTTACGCCTGTATTAAATCCTTTTGCGGCTGCGCGACCAAGTCCTGTGGTAGCACCACCAACAACAGAACCCAATGCACCAGTAGTACCACCTGCAACATTGGCAACTCCACGACCTACACTTTGTATACCTTTGCCAACTGCTGTGCCTGCTGCTCCAATATCAGAACCAACGGTTTGTCCAGCTTTGCCAACAGTTTGCACACCTTTTTTTAGGTCACCGTATGTGTTTGCAGCAACGTTGGACGCTTTGCTCAGACCCGACTTTGTGGCATTGTATGTTGCAGCCACAGGGTCAGCAATGGCTGTTTTACCCACTTGCTTGATTGCGCCGCCCAACGCTCCGGCTGCGTTGCCCACAGCAGCGCCTGTATCTGCTACATTTTTTGTAAACTTGTTTGCACCCTTGGCAAACTTGTTTGCACTTCTTTGAATGTCCTTGAAACTGAGTTCGTCTAATTGACCTTCTGTCACATCTTCGCCCATGTTGCCCAACATCTGTTCAACATGCTTGACCCAACCACTCACATCACTACTTCCAATCTCATCCCAGTCGCCTACTGAATCTGCAACATCATCCACTGCTTGGCCCACATAGCCTGGACCGTATTTGGCCAACAGGTCTGTGCGTTGCATTAGGATTCGTCGAATGATGGCTTGTGCTACAGGACTATCTTCTTGCCCGGGATTGTCTAGCATGCCTTCTGCTACATCCGACTCTGGCAAGTTGGGTTTGACATGTTTTCCGTGTGCATCTTTGATGCTGCCTTTGAGGCTGGTGATCTGATCTCTTGACGGCAGACCTTTTCTCTTGCCAGCAAGATTGAGGCTATGCTTGATGCCACTACGACCAATGCCCTGCCCCTTTTTCAATGGATCTGTGTGATCATGTTCGCTGCCTACTC